GCCCCACAGCCGCCACACTGTGTAAGGTTCGGTACGCGTAACCAGGGAAAGAAAATCACACTTTGCTGTGAGTGGTGGTGGCTCCAGCCACAGGCACTTTGGCTGTAACGCCCTGTGGTCTGGGCAATCCCTTACTGGGGGTGACACCAGGCATCCCACGGGAAAAAGTGCCGACCACGTGTTGTGCTTGCATTAAGTGTTTTGGTGAAAACATCATTTGGTGTATCTGTCCTTGGTGGACCAAAGGTGTTTGTTGCCCACCAAGGTAGCGCACTTCACGTGACCCAGCCAATTGACGCGCGGAAACTGAGTCAAAACCAGCACTCACGGCACTATTGTACTGATTAACAGGTAAATTTGCATTAAATTCATAATACTGGTTGGCTAATTGCTGATTTTGTTTCAATTGATCTTTAGCCAACTGTATCTGAGCCTGATTAAAAGAATTCATAATATTCAACTGCTTGTTATGCAACACTATTTGTCCAATTGTGCCTGCAAGATCACCCAGCAGGCCAGCGCCCTGCATTGCTCCTGCAATCCAACTCATCGTGAGCTGTGAATGGACCTTCCTGATGTCCCACTTGGTCCAATGAGGGGAGTGGTTAGGGTGTACATGCCGTTGAAACTGAAGGTGGTGTCTTCTGAGATGACCATGCGCGTGCCGATGGCCCCATTGGTGACGAAGTAGCCATCGCGTCTCAGCCCTATCTGGAAATCAGCACTGTCTGCATTGACGTTCCACACGGCCATGTACCCATCTGGTATATTGAAGGGCTGGCCCTGCAGTGCAGCAGACACAGTGTCTGGTTGCGAACTGTACACAGTGTTGTTACCTGTGTGTGTGCCGAGCACAGACTCCACCCAAAGCATGATGTTGTTAGGCCCCTGTGGGCCAAATGTGTATTGGCGGTCCATAAATGAGGTGACAATCCCATTAATCGCTGTGTTGCCACAGGTGTAGGTCAATTCAATGCCCACATTGAGCTGGTTTTGGTTGAGGTCTGCCCGGGAATTGCCAAAGCTGCATACTGCCATTGATGTTGCATTGATTTGATCAATGAGTGTGGGACTTTGGGAAGTGGCGTGTGAGGCTATGAATCTCATTTGGTAGGCCACGTCCTCCACCACATCACCCACATCGTTGAAGATCACCATAGGTCCTCCCCCACCTGTCGTGTTGTCATTTACGGCAGTTCCTGTGTTGAATATTGTTGATGCAGCCACATCTGGGTAGTGGTTGATGATGTTGGGGTAAAGGGGCCCATTGCTCAAGGGTCCCAACTGAAACACTGCCCTACCTGTGTTGTCAGTGTGCTTTCCATTGACACGGGCCACACAAGGGCCAATCGGGGCCGTGGACCAGCCGAGCGTGGTGCCCTCAGCTGAAAAGTGCCTGTTGATTTGTTGTGCCACACCTACTATGACCACAGCTGTGATGGGTCTGCCAAACCTATTCCCCCGTAGTGTTCTTGCCGTGCGGGGCAGGAGCGACCTAGGGTCGAATCCTACCTCCATGGCTTGGTTTGGAGGCTTGAGCAGGGTGAATCCAAAATCTGGGCCAGGGCGGGTCTCAATTGTCACCATGGCAGCTGACACGGCGGTTTCAAAAGGGTTGATGAGCGGTTGGTACACGTAAAGTGCCAAACTTGCTATAGCCCCACCAACTCCTGTCTCGTGATAATCCACCGCCCTGACGTCCCCCAAGGTGAAGGTGACGCCGTCAGTGATGCGCGCGTCCACAAGTGCATGCGGGAAGGCCCCAGGTTGGTCTACAGCACTGGGATCAACACCGGGTGGTATGAGCGCACACAGCAATTTGCCCGCATACATGCCAGACCCTGATATTATCACCTTGATTTCAAATGACCCACCCCAGCCGGCCCACATGGCGGACAAGTGGAGCGTGTAGGGGTTCAAGCCTGGCCCCAGGGACATTCGGGCAAGAAGAGTTCCTGTAGGCTGGCGTGTGGTCCAGGTGACATTGGTGTAGGTACTGAAGGTCTCTCTGACCACACTGGGGATGGTATCATTGATTTGCCCTGTGGCAACGGCCATTTCCAGAGCCTGGGCCGCAGCCACGGGCATGGGCCCAGCTGGCTGGACTGGTCTGGACTCATTACTATTTTGAGTGCCCTCTGGGTTGCTCGCAACCGAACGGGTTGGGGCAGGCGCCTCCATCACGAACACTTCTGGCTCTTCATCTTCATTGGTGGGAGCACGGCCACCGTCAGTGCCACCGTACCATGCGTTGTACGTTGCCACTGCGTTGGCCCAATTAACATTCACAAGCTGGTAGCCCTCAGCACTTGCAGTGACCTCAGCCATGCCTGCCAGCTTGTCAAACACCGATCTTGGGTGTTGGCTTGCATATGCAAGCATCACTTCCAGTTGGTTTTTCCTGATGTCCACATCAACGGCCGCCGGCTCGAAAAGGTCTGTGGTGCGGTTAGCCTTAACCCAGTAACACTGCCGCGCCAGACTAGTCTCATCTAGTAGCGCACGCAGACCAAAAGGGGTTTGGGAAAAGGTGCGCTTGAGGAACACAGGAGTGTCTGTTGGCTCAATGCTTTGAGATTTGTCTGCAGCAGTGGGGACCAACCCATAGCTAGTCAGGTTCTTGACCACCACAGGCATGATGGAGGCTGTGGCTGGTGTTAAGCCATACACACAATCATCCCCGTAGGTGTAAATAGTCTCATTGTCAAAGATGTTCCCCATATAAGGCACCTTGAATTCCTCGTAGGCCTCGAGCACAGCCATGGCAAAGTAGATCATGTGATTCACAGAGTTTATAACACTGGTGAAGGGCATGCCAGAGGGGAGCCCTGATGTCACAGTCAAGCCGATGTCATCCAACCTGCCCACGGCTGGTGAGCACAGGGTGGCTATGGCTGCCGAGGACAAAGGTGTGTCCTCAGCATAGGAGGCCAGGATGTCAACACTGGCACAGGTGACGGCCGGATTTTGTGTGGAATCCCACTTGCTGTAGTCCAGGCAATAGAGCACCCTACCAGTTAAGGCTTGGTTCATTTGTTCAATCTGAGGGCTATCCATACATATGCCAACAGCCACAGGGTGCATGGGCACGGTGTCCACGAGGCGCTCAGTAACAGGTTTGAAAACAGCGTTGGCTATCATTGACACGCCAGCATCGCAGCCCCACAGCAGGCGTTTTTTGCCTTGGTCATTCTTTTCTATGGGGCGAAGCTCATCCTTGAGTGCGAGCTTGTACTCGTGTCTGCGTGGAACACCACGGTGCGCCATATCCCAGGCTTCTTCTAACATTTGTTTCAAAGGTCCAATTGGCTCCCCTTGGTCTGTCATATAATCCTTTTTCCGGCCAGGCAAGTTTGGCCCGCACGCCGTGTCATGGGCCATTGATTCGACCGCAGCAGCATAGGTCAAGTTTGGTGATCTATGGGTCCCAATGATTTGGTCAAGGTAGCCTTTGGTGTGTTTGACTGCACGTTGCAACAGGGTTTGATCCAAAGCAACTGGTGTGTTGATATAAGGTTGTAGATTATTGGCAATCATTTGGTGTTGTGAGAAGGGGTGCCTTGGGTCATTCACGCCATAGGGCGCAGGTGCATGGGTTTCTTCTGGGAGCAATTTTGGCCATGCGATGGACCGGTGATACCGGGTCCCGGTGGGTAATCCGCCAGCATCAGGCATGGTTGTTACTGGCAAGCCCTTCCATGGGAAGGTGGCTTTTGCGGTCTTCTTGGTTTGCACCCTTGACACAAGCTTCTTCACCCCACACGTGCTAGTTGCGGCGTGCACTCCAACCAGTTGTCGTCGCGCATTGAGATAGGGTTGACCGCAGTCGCCTGGGGCCGTTGTTGTGCCATTGTTGATGACCACGCGCCACCCTGTCACACGGGTGGTTGTGGTGTCCCAGCTGCCCTCATCCAGCACCCGGATGGGGTGGAAGTTGGTTGTGTAAAATGCTGGTGGCCCATTACCAAGCGCAACGCTAGGCAGGTGGCCGAGGGGGGCAGTGATGATGCAGGTGTCGCGGTCTGTTTCTGCGACCTTGAACTCCACCTCGGCTACACGGTCACACATGTTGGCCACATGCGTGCAAGTGACCAGGCGCCCATTCCCGATGTGGACCGCCCAACCTGTGTGCTTCTCTTGGGCAGTCATGGGTACCACGTATCCACGCCCCTCACTGTCATAGGTGTCACCTTTTGGCTCACGTGGCGCACGCATGACCTGTGTGCGAATCACCTCACGCCTGTGGCCTGACTTGCCGATGATGTCCACAACCGCGTGTTGGTAGGCCCCAGCGCTCAGCCTCTTTGCGCGCAGTTCAAGCCAAGCGTTGTATCTTTGGGAGTCAGGGTCTGATGCGCCTGACAGTGCGCGTTCCTTGAGATCCAGGAACTGTTGAACAGTCATTTCCTTGCGCCAGTCACGGATGATGTCCTGCCACTCATCATACTCATCATCCCTGAGGGCAATGGCCCTGCGAGCACCACGTCCGCGTTTGTTTTTCCCTTTCGCCTCGCTAAGCGTGTTTTCACGGGTGTTCAAGTAGGCCAAGTTGTGGGCTGTCAACACTAGTGTGGCAATGGGTCCAAACGCCACCACCAGTGTGCTGAAGAGTGCTTTGAGAATGTCCCACCAGGAGGACTCTGAACAAACCTCCTTGCCAACTGACGCCTCTCCTGGCGTAACTATTGGAAAGCGCGCAGGTGTGGCCCAGACGGCAGCCTGTCCTGAGGTGTAAAAGAGGACGTCACCACTTGGCGTCCTGAGCAGTGAGCACTCAGACTGCAAAGGGAACCGAACATTGCCAGCAATGGATTGGAGAAAATTGCCCAAGTTTTCAACGCCCAACCCCACCCCAGAGGTGATCAATTTGACGATGCCAGGGATGGTGCAAAAGCCGACGTGGTGCCGTAGGGCGCTGATGATGTCAATTGGCGACTCAACAAACACCAAGCGTCTGGGCCGTGGTAAGTTTGGTGGGTGTGGTTCTTGACTGGTGAGCACTTGCAAGGTGGTGTGGTGTGCCTGCATCATGACCTTGTTGATAATACAGTTGCGGGGGGCACTCTTGACTTTGAGAGCTCTGAACAGGCCTCCACCACCCTCCCTCAACAAGCCCACAATGTCAGTGCGCAATATTGACTCCACTTCTATGTGGGCAACATGCTCAGCTACATGTCGTGGTGGATCCACATCAGAAATCACCACATACCCAAAACACGTGGGGTCTCTGACCTCAGAAAGGGGTATGTTGTCTGCGACTGTGTTCGGGTAGGAGTGGAACCGCAACCAGCCCAGTATGATGTCACGCGCTTGCTTATGGATGGCCTGTGGGACGGTGAACCATAGATGTTTGACATCAGCGGCCTCGCTGTTGTACTTCTCTTTAATCAGATCAAGGAGGTTGTTGACTGACACATATCTGGCCCTGGCCACCTTACCACTGAGTGTGTTGCCCTTCTCATCATAGGCAGTGTAGCCGCGTACTGAGCATTGCAGATGGGAAAAGTCATCCTTAAAGAGACTTGTAGGGGCTTTGCGCCCTGGGTTGTCCACCAGCCATTGTTCAATTGTGGGGGCTGTCACGTCAATAAAAGTTATGCGACGCCAAAAAGCCATAGCCCTTGGATGGTCAGGCATGACTGGGGTGGGGCAATTGGTGGTAGCCAACACATATTTAGATGTGAAAACCCTGCCCTTTGCTTCGGGGCGATCACAGTTCAAGGGGTAAGGGGCACAATTCACGATGCCAATAGTGGCTTCGATGAAAGCCTGTTTTGAGTCCACATCAAACTCGTCCCAAATTGCTACTGTGTTGCCTGTGTACGTGTCATAGTGGTCAACAGTCATGGTGAAGTGGCTGACCTCTCCCAGTTGCTTGGCTAGGGCCTCCACCAGCCGAGTTTTACCTATGCCCGGTGGACCCCCGAACACCACCATGGCGGGTGGTTTACGCTGGGTATCATAAGCCATCAACTGGGCCAGCTCATTGATGGTGGTTTGTATCACATCAGAGGTGCTGCGTATCAACCCAGCCAGAGGTGAAGCCCCCAGCTTATACATCAATTCGGTGACCTCGTTCAGCAGCACTTCACAACATTCCTTCAACTTAGTCACCTCGCTAAGACCAGCACACCTGTTCTGCTTTATCACCTCCTGGAGTGCGGCCCATCTTGCTAGGGTGATGCGGACTTGGTGCTCGTGCTCACGCTGCTTGAAGTAGTCCACTATCCACATGGCAGCTTTAATGGCAGCCACCGTCGAGGTGATAAAACCACACACCCTCATCAGCTTCTTGGTGAACATTTGGGTGGGTGCATCGCCAAACACCATGAAGTACACCAGCCCAACAACGCCCCCCAATATGATGAGATCATTGCCTGCCTGCGGCGTGTAGAGGCTGTCCCACCAGGATTTGAATTTGCCCCAGGTGCTAGTCGCCATGTCAGCAAATTTGTCAGTCACCCAGCTGGCAACAGAACCAAGTGTTTCTGTTAATGGCATGATGCCATAATACAGCTCTGCCAAAGCAGTTAACGTGGCAGCCCACCCCTGGGGGGAGTTGACATGTTGTTGCATGATCATCACCAAACAGGTGGGTTTGAGCCAACCCAGAATGTGCGCAAGCCACGTTTTGGTGTCTAAGGCTGTTGCCATGGAGATGGTATCTGTCAGTGTGATAATGAATTGTTTCAGCACAGTGGTGTCAATGTGTGGCATTTTGCGCTTCACGTCCTGAAGCTTTATGTACACACTGTCGCACCCCTCACAAATGTACTGCCACATGTCCCTGAAAACCTTCTTCAGAGCACTATCTGGCACACACTCCCACTCACGTCCTGCTGCGAGCTGTTCAAGAACGTCACGTGGGGTAAGGTCCTTTGGTCCTGTTAGAATGTCCACAAGAGGTATGTAATTGGACAAGGTGTCAGCATACCTCTGCAAAGAGGCCCTAGTGTATCTGTTGGCCAGTGGGTGCTTGTGGTCACTTAGGGCCTGCGACACCTCATGCAACAGTGATGTCAGTTGCTGCATGGACACAGGGCCAACCAGTGGTCCATTGGCGTCACCAAGCAGGACCTGTGCGATGAGTTGCGGGTCGCCCTGCAAAACGCGCTTGGGGCGGAAGAAATCATCCACCACCCCTTGCGCCACAAACACGTCCGGGGGTCGAATGACCACCGGATCCTGAAGCCATTCCAACTTAAACGTGGCTTCACTCGTGCACGCCCACACCCACCCTGGGGTGAGTCGTGGGGTGTCAAAAATCCTGTTGGGCAACTGCCCAATAGGCAACGGACGGCAATTAGCCATCACGATCAC